TATAGAAATTCAATACTACTAACAAATGATTCTGGATTGAGAAGAATAGATACATCTGTACATGAAGTAATATACATAAAAGTAAAACGATGAAAAAAATAAATAAAAAGGCTGATACCACAGAAGATTTAACACCTAATCAAAAACCAAAGATAGCTAGAAATTCAGCAATGAACAAGCCAACATATGATCCAGACGGACACTTGGTTAGGAGAGATAAGGATGAGGAAGATTTAAAACAACAGCTATCAGATCTAATACAAACAGAAATATCAAAACTTTTTAATAAATAAATCACTCAGATTTTTTTATTTGAAGTATTTTGTTTATATTTATATATAACAACAATTAACTAATTAACTAATAACAATTAAAATATGAATAAACTCACACTGTGTGTCCTGCTATTCTTGTTTGGACAAACCGCAATCTGGTTTCAAACCAATGGCCAATTCCTCTGGAAATGGTTCGAAAAAAATCCTTTAATTTTATCAATAGTCGGTGGTACATCTATATCGTATGCCTTTATTTTGGCAACTAGATATGCATATGAACATTTCGATGGTCTTCTTTGGCCAGGTAGATTCTTAGGTTTTGCACTTGGAATAAGTTCATATGCAATATTAACATGGTATTTTATGGGAGAAGGCATTTCTTTAAAAACATTAACGTCACTTATCTTATCAGCTGGTATAATTTGTGTACAATTATTTTGGAAATAATGTTAATAACTTTTCACTCAGAATTTTTTTATGTTAAACAAATTGATTATATTACTATATAAAATTAAACTATGGCAAAAAGACTAGGATACGCATGTATAAATATGACCCTCAGTAAAGAAGGCATATCATGTAACAGAAGTATGATACGTAGAACATTTAATGCAAAAGGTATAGACTATGCCTCAGAATTAATTGTTCATAATATTACTAATTTATTAAAGCTTGTAAATTGGAATAATGAAAATGGAATAAAGGTATATAGAATGTCTAGCGATATGATGCCCTGGATGTCTGAATATGAATTTAAAGATTTACCTGATTATCAAGAAATTTGTGCATTATTAAAGGCTGTTGGTAAACTGGCAATGGATAACAATCAGCGTTTATCATTTCACCCGGGACAATTTTGTGTATTGGCATCTCATAGCGAAAAAGTAGTTGCAAATGCTATAAATGAATTAGATAAGTCTGCGCAAATTATGGATCTTATGGGTTTACCAAAGTCTCGTATGTCTAAAATTAATATACACGTAGGTGGTGCATATGGAGATAAAAAATCTGCACTTGAAAGATTTTGTAAAAATTACCTAAGAACATCACCATCGGTCCAGGCAAGACTTACTGTTGAAAATGATGATAAAGCATCTATGTATTCTGTCAGAGACTTATATGAAGGTGTATACAAAGTAGTTGGTATACCTATTGTATTTGATTATCACCACCACCAATTTTGCACAGGTGATATGTGTGAAGAACAAGCCCTTAAACTAGCATCAAAAACATGGGGCAATATAAAACAATGTACTCACTACTCAGAATCTAGAAGACAAGAACAAACATTAATTGTAGAAGAAATAATGTTAAAAAATAATATAACAGAAGATGCATTACAAGACTGGCCAACAATAGCACAACTACATAAGGAAGTCAGTAAGATAAAGGTTCAAGCTCATTCAGACTATATAGTCAATGAAATAAAAGATTATGGCCTGGATATAGATGTAGTTATAGAATCAAAAGCAAAAGAATTAACGGTACAATCGTACCAAAAAAAATATGAAAATAACTTACAAAAAGTTTTATAGTGTAAGTTATTTTTATTATATTAACTAAATAATAATTAAAACAGGAGAAAAAAAATGGCAATTGACTTAGATGCAATCCGCAAAAAATTAGGAGACTTACAGTCTCAAACAACAAGGACATCCAGCTTATGGAAACCAAGTCCAGGTAAAAATCAAGTAAGAATAGTACCTTACCAACATGATACAGATAATCCGTTCTTAGAATTATTTTTCCATTATGACTTAGGTAAAAGAAACTATCTTTCACCAGTAACTCATGGAGAATCTGACCCAGTAGTAGAATTTGCAGAAAAATTAAAATCAACTGGAAATTCAGATGATTGGAAACTTTCTAAAAAATTAGAGCCTAAAATGAGGGTTTATGTACCAGTAATTGTACGTGGTGAAGAAGGTGAAGGTGTTAAATTTTGGGGATTCGGTAAACAAGTATATGCAGAATTATTAGGATTTATTTCTGATCCAGATTACGGTGATATTACAGGCTTAAAGGATGGTAGAGATATTGTTGTTGAATTTACCCCATCAGAAGGTGCAGGAACATATCCAAAAACTGCAATTCGTGTAAAACCAAATCAAACCCCAGCAACTGAAGACAAAGCTCTTGCTGATAAAATTGTTAGTGGACAACAAGAAATTTTTAGTATTTTTAAGAAGGTTTCATATGACGAATTAAAAGGTGCACTAGAAAATTGGCTTAGTCCAGACGGTGAAAGCGAAGATGTTGGAGATTTACCATGGGAAAATAAAACTACCAATAATGCTGCAACTGCTACAACATCAGCAACCACTACAACTGAACAACCTAAAGTAGGTAAAACTGATGATATCAGTAAAGCTTTTGACGAATTGTTTAGCTAATAGATATGGTAAATAAACGAGAAGATAGAGATAAATTAGCCCAAGTATTGGCTGATAGCTTAAACAAGAAGTTTAAAGACTTTAAGGTAGCACACTTTCTTGATGGAGCAGATGAGACACCAACAGATTTAACAGAGTGGATATCTACTGGTTCTTCTATGCTTGATATAGCAATAGCTAATAGACCTAATGGTGGAATTCCAGTTGGTAGAATTACCGAAATAACTGGTATGGAGGCTTCAGGAAAGTCTTTAGTAGCTGCACAAATACTTGCAAACACACAAAAGAAAGGCGGATTAGCAGTATTTATAGATACTGAAAATGCAGTAAATGAAGAATTTCTTGAATGTTTAGGTATTAATACTAAAGAACTATTGTATATTCAGTTGGAAACAGTTGAAGATATATTTGAAGTTATAGAAAACATCATTAGTAAAGTTAGAGAAAGTGACAAGGATAGATTAGTAACTATTGTAGTAGATTCTGTAGCAGCCGCAACAACTCGAGTAGAACAAGAAGCAGATTACAGTAAAGATGGTTGGTCTACTGGAAAGGCTATTGTTATTTCAAAAGCAATGAGAAAGTGTACAAATATGATTGGACGCCAAAGAATTGCCTTGATATTTACAAACCAATTGCGTCAAAAGCTTGGTGTAATGTTTGGTGATCCATGGACAACAAGTGGTGGAAAAGCTCTTCAATTTCATGCGTCGTGTAGGCTAAGATTAAAAGCTGCTGGACAAATTAAAGCGAAGGTTAATGGAAAAGACCAAGTTGTTGGAATCAAGACTAAATGTATAGTAGTTAAAAACAGAATGGGCCCACCATTAAGAACATCAGAGTTTGATATTTATTTTGAATCTGGAATAGATGATTTAGGTGGATGGCTAAGAATTCTAAAAGACTATGGCATGATTAAACAAGGTGGTAGTTGGTATACCCTTACTAGAGATTCAGGTGAAGAAATCAAGTTTCTTTCAAAAGATTGGAACGGAAAATTAGAAGCTGATGAAACATTAAAGGAAGAAGTATATAAAAGATATGTGATAAAGTGATTATGGATTACAAAATAGAAAATTTTGGAATTGATGACCTAGAACATACAGACGAAGCTCCACCAACAGGATAGGTCTGAGGCATAAGCATACTCCCCATCAGGTTTATTGCTTTGTAAGTCCTTTTTCCTTTTGTTAATAACTTTTCACCCCAGATTTTTCTAATTGAATAAATTTTATTATATTACTATATGAATAAAAAATACCTAAATATGCTGGCTAGCCTGGAAAAACAGGAAATGCCTAAAGATGCAAATGACAGAATTTTAATTATAGATGGCTTAAATACCTTTATACGAGCATTTGTCGTAGTACCAACAGTAAATGAAAACGGAACACATGTCGGCGGAATTACTGGATTTTTAATGTCAATAGGTTATGCTATTAGAAATATAAAGCCAACTAGAGTTATAATTTGTTTTGATGGAAAAGGTGGTAGCCAACGTAGAAGAAAATTGTTTCCAGATTATAAAGCAACTCGTAGGGTAAAACACAGAATGACTAGGATAAATGAGTTTAATAGTGTTGACGACGAAAGAGTAGCAATGGCTCAGCAAATACAAAGACTATCCCAGTATTTAGAACAACTACCAGTTAGTGTTATGTCTATAGAAAATATAGAAGCTGATGACTCTATGGCTTATATTTCTCAACAAGTATATCCAAAAAGCCAGTGTATCATAATGTCTACTGATAAAGACTTCCTACAACTAATAGATGATAGAGTTCAGGTCTGGTCTCCAACTAAGAAAAAATTCTATTTTAAAGATACTATAAAAGAAGAATTCTCATTAGATTCTAAAAACTTCTTAATGTATAGAGTTATAACTGGTGATAGTTCAGATAATATTCCAGGGATCCGAGGTGCTGGTACAAAAACACTTCAAAAAAGATTGCCTATATTATTTGAAGAGAAAAAAATAGGCCTTGAAGATATATTTAATCATATAGAAACTTCAAATGACGGAACAAAACTAGCAGCAGAAATTTTAGCCAGCAAAGATATGTTAGAATTAAATCACCAACTAATGCAGTTAACAGAAGTTGATATATCAGGTAGAGCAAAAGAATCTATAAATAATATTTGTAAACAAGATATTCCAAAGCTTATAAAACCAAATTTTATGAAAATGTTATTAGAAGATTCTATAAACATGAATATAAAAAACCCTGAACTATGGCTTAAAGATACATTTTCAACATTAAACGCATTTGCATTAAGAAAAGATAATGAACATAAATAAGCTAAGTGATTTTGGATACGCCTTTCAGATAAAGTTAATAGCTATATTATTTAAGGATAAACTATTTTTACAACAAATATCAGATATATTGGATTCTTCATATTTTGAATCAGAAGCAAACATTATAATACTGGATATAATAAAAGATTACTTCAGAGATTATAACGCATTACCTACTATTGAAGCCATGAGGGTTAAAATAATAGAGATGGACAACGAGTTACTTAAGAAAAGTATTACTGATAATCTAAAGGAGGCATTTAAAGAAATGTCATCAACTGATTTAGATTTTGTTAAAGAAAAAGCTTTAGAATTCTGTAAAAATCAAGAAATAAAAAAGGCAATAATTGAATCTGTTGAATTATTAGACAGGGGAGAGTATGACGCTATAAAGGTTAAGGTTGATAATGCAATGAAGGCTGGAGTAGAAAAAGATGTAGGACACGAATATGCAGAACACATAGACGAAAGATATCTAGACTCAGTTAGAAACACGGTATCTACTGGATGGGATGCCATTGACGAAATAGCAGATGGTGGTTTAGGTAAAGGTGAACTTGGTGTAATGGTTGCCCCTGCAGGAATTGGTAAGTCATGGGCCCTGGTAAATGTTGGTGCTAATGCTGTAAAGGCTGGCCTAAATGTAATACACTATACCCTTGAATTAAATGCTGCATATGTAGGATTAAGATATGACAGTGTATTCACAGGAATACAAGCTCAAGAATTAAAATATAATATTGATGACGTTAAGAAAAAAGTTGAAACTCTTAAGGGTGATTTAATTGTTAAGTATTACCCAACAAAAGCTGCAACAGTAAATACCATATCAGCACATATTCAAAGATGTATGGCTCATGGTAAAAAACCAGATCTAGTTATAGTAGATTATGCTGACCTTTTACGAGGACATGGTAAAGAAATTAGATTAGAACTAGGTAACCTATATGAAGACTTAAGAGGTTTAGCTGGTGAGTATGAAATACCGGTATGGACTGCATCTCAAGCAAATAGATCAGCTTTAGAGGATGATATAATTGGTGCTGAAAAAATTGCTGAATCGTATAGTAAAATAATGATAGCAGATTTTGTATTATCTTTAAGTAGAAAAATAGAAGACAAACTTGCAAATACAGGAAGATGGCATGTAATTAAGAATAGGTTCGGACCAGATGGTATTACTTTTCCAAGTAAAATGAATGCTTCTAACGGTCAAATAGATATATACGTTGATACCTCAATACAAGGTAAAGAAACAACTAAAGAAATGGACAATCATAACGAATATTTAAGAAAAATGATGAAAAAGAAATTTGACGAAATGAATTGATATATGTATATATCTATATTTATTAGTACAACTGGTTTAGCCACCGGTTATTTTTTTCAACAATAAACGCAATAAAGGGAAGCAATGGAAGTATCAAATCAAATATTATCAGAGATTACAGTTCACATGAAGTACGCAAAATACGTACCTGAACTAAACAGAAGAGAAACATGGGAAGAGCTAGTAACACGTAACAAGGAAATGCACAAGAAGAAGTTTCCTATGTTATCAGCTGAGATAGAGGAAAAATATAAATTAGTTTATGATAAAAAGATACTTCCTTCAATGCGTAGTCTACAGTTTGGTGGCAAGCCAATTGAAATATCTCCTAACAGGATTTATAACTGTGCATATTTACCAATAGATTCTATTGATTCTTTTAGTGAAACAATGTTTCTATTGCTTGGTGGAACAGGTGTTGGATATTCGGTACAAAAACATCATGTTAATCAGTTACCAGTAATAAATAAACCTTTCCCAAAAAGAAAACGAAGATTTTTAATTGGCGACTCTATTGAAGGTTGGGCTGATGCAATTAAAGTTCTAATGAAATCATATATGAATGGTGGTGGAAGTAGGGTAGAATTTGACTTTTCAGATATTAGAGTAAAAGGTGCACAATTAGTAACATCAGGTGGTAAAGCACCAGGACCTCAACCTCTTAAAGAATGTGTACTAAAGCTAACTGGAATACTAGAATCTAAAGAAACAGGTGAAAAACTTACAACACTTGAAGCCCATGATATAGTTTGCCATATTGCAGACGCAGTACTAGCTGGAGGTATTAGAAGAGCTGCACTTATTAGTTTATTTAATGCTGATGATGACCAAATGATAGGTTGTAAATCAGGAAATTGGTGGGAGCTAAATCCACAAAGAGGTAGAGCCAATAATTCTGCATGTTTAATGAGGCATAAAATAACTGAAAAGTTTTTTATGGATCTTTGGAAGCGTGTTGAACTATCTGGTGCAGGAGAACCAGGTATATATTTAAACAATGACAAGGATTGGGGTACTAATCCATGTTGTGAGATAGCTTTAAGACCTTTTCAGTTCTGCAACCTTTGTGAAGTAAATGTTTCTAATATAGAATCACAAGAAGACCTTAATGAACGTGTAAAAACTGCAGCATTTATTGGTACCCTACAAGCCGGATATACCTCATTCCATTATCTACGACCAATATGGCAAGAGACAACTGAAAAAGAAGCACTCATTGGTGTTTCAATGACAGGAATTGGAAGTGGTACTGTACTAGGATACGACATGGCAGAAGCAGCTGATAAAGTTAAAAGAGAAAATTCAAGAGTTGCTAAAATTATTGGAATTAATAGGGCCGCAAGAACAACAACTGTTAAACCAGCTGGTACAACTTCGTTAGTACTTGGTACAAGTTCAGGTATACATGCATGGC